CCCGAGGGGGATATAATTATCTTCGGCGAGGTGTTACTTTAGCTCGTAACCGAGCGTTCGCTTGTGTTTAGTTTACGTTTGACATAGTTTGTACCACCTTTGCCGTTTCGACGGGTTGTCGTTTCGACGATCATTTGTGGTCAAGCTAGTTATTACGTTCATCTGAACATGGGCGATTTGTTAGTACATGCTCCAATTTCCCGTACTTATGCGTCAAATAGGCGTTACCCCACGTCACGGGGCCACCACCACACCCAAAATGCAGTTTGGGTGTTTTTCTTCATGAGTTGCTGTTTGTCACTGCATTGACAAGGCCATCAGCGCCAAGCAGGGGTGAGATTTGCAGGTCTTGTAGTCCCCATTTTATTGGCTCATAGTGCTGCAACACTATTCTTCAGCCATTGCGTTCCACACGCTGGCGTGATTCGCCACCCTATGATAACGGGTATAAACTGTTTGCGTCGACCAACGACGGAAAGATAATAGTGGTAATGGGGGTAATCTACTCGAGATAGGGACGCCATTCCGACATCTCGTTCGTGTGGTTTTCAACATGTGGGGAGGTTATTTTGACCGATCCTTTAAAACCCAGTGTTGGAAGGCATGCGTGCCCAAATTTGGTTTCTTTTGTGTTACTTTAACACTCAGGGGGTTAATTACCACCTGGACACAAATGGCTCACCTGCCTTGTTTTGATGATGGCCCTTGGCCGGGAATAACATCACATGATGAGCAAGGATCTCCTAGATGCGTTTTCTACGTGTCGGGGGCTGAAAGGACTTTTGTCCGGAGTAAGGGAGTGTGCCGCCTCCAGCCAACGCCATGTCAATAGACATGGCGGTGGTCGGAGGGTTCAGCAATGGACTCTCTGAATCACCGCTATGATGGGTTTGTTAGGGCTTAGAAGTGTACATACAGAGCTGGACTTGACAGTTAAGATGATGGAGCGCACTATTGCGTCCGTTGTGCATTTGTGTACATTGAGGACCTGGAGCCAGTTTATTACTGGCGTGACTGCTATCATAAGTGTGACATCTGAGAGGACATTGGTTGAGCTGCTACAGGAGCAGCTCGGTACCATCACTGACATTGTGTCAAACGGTGTCAAGGTGGAGCAGAGTGGGTACGAGGAGTTGGCCGACCAGCTGGATGCATTTAATGTGTCATTTGGTTCACTGGTAGATGGATGGGAGTATGTGCGCAAGGGCAAACTTCCCACGGCCGTCAGGAGGCTGTTGTCATTGGTGGCTGCAAGCTGTTTCATTCCTAAGGATATGCAGAAGGATCACCCTTTTGTGTATTCCATGCTGTTTGAGGAGCTTATGACCAAGGAGTTCTCATACACGACTTTGGTGGATGAGGTTCTGGCGACAGCTAGGTTGGGTTTGGATGTTGCAGCCAAGTGTCTGCGTGCCGGTAGTTGGGGTCCTTTGTGTGGCACCGACACCAGTGTGGTTCAGCTGGAGAAGGACATCGCCTTTATTAAGGCACACATGTCTTCCTTCACATTGGGGTCTTTTGAGAAGACTACAGTGCAAGAGGGCATGCCGCGGAAGGAGGCTGAGTTCATCATTATGGTGGACCAGACTCTGCGTACCGCTTTGTCATTCCACAAGTCAGCCACATTGCCCCAGGAGCGCCTCGTCATGTCAAGGTATGTGCGAGAGCTAACTGAGGCCAAGGCCAACATGGCGTTGCGGGCCAGTAGGAAGCATATGAGGGTTGAGCCCTTTGCTGTTAAGCTGGATGGTCCCACGGGCATGGGGAAGACCACTTTGATTGGGAAGATCACTGCTGACCTTCTTAAGATTGGTGGTTACCCCCACACAAGCCCATACATCGCCTTTGTTGAGAGTGCATCTAAGTTTATGGACACGGTTAATAACGCCACCCAGGGTGTCATTGTGGATGACGCGTTGAATACGCTTGTGACTGTGTCCAAGGCGGATGAGAATAATATTTTCATCAAGCTGAAGAACAATTGCTGCACTCCTGTGCCTAAGGCAGCTGTGGAGGAGAAGGGCGCCACCTTTTTGGACGTCAAGGTGCTGGTTGTGAGCACAAACGCCCAGAAATTGCAGGCGGAGGCTACGTCTGTTGAGCCGTCTGCTGTGTTGAGGAGGTTTGCCTATCACATATTGGTGCAAGTGAAGCCCGAGTTTGCTCGTGGTACACCAGGTGTTGATCTCATGATGCTTGACCCCAGTAAGATGACGAAGGGGCTGGCCAGTGACGCACACCTGTTCACTTTGCGGGTGTGGAAGCCGTACTCCCGGTACAATGGGCCCAATGCAAATGAGAAGAAGGACGACGGACGTTTTGAGGTCGTTGCTGGTCCATTTGGGTACAGTGATATGCTGGAGTATTTGGCCCCAAGGGTGAGGTCCCATTTTGCGCAACAGGTGCGCATTGTGGATGAGACTATGGCCGATACGGAGGCCCCATTGTGTGAGCATGGATTCACTACAGCACTCACGTGCCGGTATTGCCAGACTGGGCTTGCCGAGGAGGCAGGAGAGGGTGATTTTATCACCAAACTTCTGTTTCCGCCCATTGAGTCACCTTTGACGGAAGAGATACCGGCTAGGGTGCCACAGCCACAGCAGCAAGCACCTATACATGTGGTGCCACCGCTTACTGCGGATGCTACGCGTGGTGATTGGGTAGCACATAAGTGCAGAGCTGCGCGGTTGTGGGCATATGAGAGAGCCCGCGGCTTGAAGGACCGATATTGGGATGGTGATGGAGAGGATTGTCCCGAACCGTCTTACACTGGTGCCGTCAGAGCGGTGTTCCTGGGGAGGAGCAGCATGGAGGATTTCTTTATTCAGAATCCTTCGTGGTTCATGACGCTAGTGTTTGGTGCAGTCCCATGTCTCATATCCAGCATCACGGGTGTGATGTTTTGGGTGACAGGCGTGAGCAGTGGTGCTATCCCAGCGATGCTTGGCACACTTTTGTGGACGGTCCACACAGTGTCGTTAGGCACTGTGCGGTATGTTAGGTCAAGAGTGGCTGGCATGCCGCTGTCATTGGTTAGGCAGAAGTTGACGCAAGCCAGCATGGGTAGGATGCGTTTGCTTTTTGCCGTGTTTGGGAGCATCATTGCGGTTACGCTTGTTGTGCGGAGAGCTCGCAGAGTGGAGTACGATGAAAACGGTGGGTGCAGTAGCACGCCGGTTGTGAGCCCAGACGCTGTTACATTGGCCCAGCCTACACCCGCTGGGGAGTCTGTTGATGATAAGCCAGCGAGTGCCGAGCCTATTCAGCATCTGTCCAAACCTGACCCAGTGCAAAGAGAGAAGCACTGGGAACGGAGGGAGATACAGACATTTCCTTTCCAGACTGGCAAGCTGCGTACTATGACTGCTGAGCAACTTGTGGCACCCATTGCAAGGCAGTTGTTTGTGGTTGACGTGGTGTATCCGTCCTCCACAGTCAGTACTAATGGACTGTTTGTGTGCAGTGATTGGGTGCTGATGCCCGCGCACAACTTTCTTCGGCCTGACCGCACAGTGTGTGACATTCGGGAGTTGGTGTTCAGTGCTACAGTGGAGCACCGTGGTCCGTATTTCCGGGCCCAGTTCGCACCTTCCCAGGTTCTTACATTGGACGGAGCCACACTGGAGAGCACTAGCATTGATATGGTGTTGGTGCAGGTGAACGTGGGTGGAACCATGCGTGACCTACGAGAGATGTTTGCTGACGTGCCTGTGGTGAAGCAAGTTCCAGTGGTGGAGTACTTCCGAGAGGTGAGTAGCAAGGAGATATTGATGGACCGTTATTGGGCGGCTCCCTCCGATGTGACAAGCAAGAGGTACGGGTGGACATACTCTGGGATGGAGTATGAGCGTGGTTCAGAGACCTTTAGGGGTTTGTGTGGAGCGGTCCTGGTCTCGGATACGCGCTACCCCCAGATTCTTGGATTGCACACCATGGGCAGTGGTAGGAGGGGTGCTGCGTGCTGCATCTTAGGCCGGTGGATTAAGAGTGCCTTTGATAGGGTGGGCTCCAGTTTGTTGAATTGGAGCCCGCCTGTGTCCGCAGGCGCCACCTTGTTCACGGTGGATGGTGGGTCCAGTACGGTAGTTGGTCCTTTGAAGGACAACTCCGTGTTGCGCACCATACCAGTTGGAGCCCCAGTGTTGCCGGTTGGGACCCTGCAGGATTTTGCTCAGAGTAGGGGCGGGACCCAGCTGGCGCGATCACCAGTTTATGAATTGGCAGAGCAGTGTTTGGGTATTGAGTGTGCGCACGAGATCCCTCCCACACTAGGGCATGTGACTACGGACATCCGCAAGTACCAGGAGATTGACGGGTTGGTTCAAATCCCTGTCCAACATTTGGCGTTAGCCCGAGATGATCTATTTGAGTATTACCGGCGCCTCATTGATGCGACAGGGGTTAGTGAGTATTTTGGCCCGCTGAGTGATGTTGAGATGGTATCCGGGGTCATTGGCAGCACGTCCTTGCGGCGCATGGCGTGTAGCACATCTGCTGGCTTTCCATTTGAGGGCACCAAGGCTAGATATTTGGAACCAGTGGGAGATGGTGACAGGTTGCAGTTCACTTCAGATGTGATGGAGAAGTTACGCGAGGCTGAACTGCAGATGGCAGCATTGGAACGCCCCAACTTTGCATTCAAGGGCAGCCATAAGGATGAGGTTGTCAAGATTGGCAAGAAGAAGTGTCGTGTTTTTGAAGCAGGCAACATGGTGTTGACTGCTTTGACGCGGAAGTACTTCGGTGGATTGATTCGCATGATGTCCTTGTGCATGCCTTGGTCGGAGAGCTGTGTGGGCATTGATGCTAGTGGTTCAGACTGGCACAATTGGCACGCATGGATGGCAGAGTACAATTCTGAGAACGTTGTTGAAGGAGATTGGGTTCATTACGACACCTCAGAGGCGTATCAGGAGATAATGACAGCGCTGTCCATCTTGGTCCAGTTGGCTGACATGAGTGGCAAGTACAGCGCCGATCACATACATATTATGTGGGTGATAGCAGCAGAGATTGCCAGCCACATAGCTGTGACACGCGGGGATGTTGCCATGGTTGTTGGAACAAACCCGTCAGGCAACGCTCTAACAGTGTTTATCAATAACATTGTTAATGGGCTGCGGGTGAGGTCTTTCTTCTACGCCACTATGCCGGAGAGTGTGCGGACAAGGATGTGCGGTCGGCTGGGAGATTTTGTCTGTCCATATGA